CTACGAAACCAGTTACTACGGAGAAGCGGCGTTGAGCCTGACAAAACTAATAAGAGATATGCGACGGGAGCAGAAACTCTCGCAGGGATACCTAGCCCACGAAGCTAGGGTCCACATAAACACAATAAGCCGGATGGAAGCTGGCAAGGATGTAATGCTGAGCGTGTTCGAGCGTGTGGCTGATGCGCTTGGCTACGAAGTTGAACTCTTACCAAAGGAGATTACCAGTGAGCAAAACCAAATTACACACGACGAAAAAGCAGTTCGAAGGCGCACACGAAATAGCTGACACGGGACGTGCTCGTATAGTCGAAATCCCCCGAAAGATGCTATACGCGCTACTGATGGATCACTCTAATATGATCGGTAAGCTAGGTCATGACGTGTTAATTGTACCGGGAGAGAATAATGACAACACCTGAGAGTAGAGTTAAACGTGTGGTAACAAACCAACTCAAGGATATCGGGGCTTACTACTTCTTCCCCGCTACAGGCGGCTATGGGCGCAGCGGTGTGCCGGATATCATCGGCTGTTACCTTGGACAGTTTTTCGGGATTGAGTGCAAGGCTGGCAAGAACAAACCGACAGCTTTGCAGGAGAAGAACCTAGCAGACATACGCAAGGCCGGAGGCATTGCTATGGTGGTTAACGAGGAGAACATGAACGATGTACGAGAACAACTCATTGGGTTCACAGAACTATAAACAAAGGAGAGTTACTATGAAGTTTTTTGATTGGTTGTTTGGGAAAGATTTAGAAGAGCAGTTGGACAGCACACCGCCGCAAGCGGAGCGTAAGTGGCGTAGACCGAAGGGCGCTGTGCAGGTGTGGGCTTGGTGCCGCGCCAACAAGGTCCACGGTAGAGAAATATACTGTCCAGAATGTAACGCACCTAGCACGGTGTATAACTTCGCTTGGTATTCACTCAAGTGCCACAACTGTGAGGAATTCGTTCCCGCCGCTGGATGGTACACGGTACGCACCGATAAAGAACTCAAGCGACAGATTGCTCGCGCTGAAGCCAAAGCAGGGGGTAAGAAATGAGCGAACAATTAGAACTACCGTTCGACCCGCCGTTGGATCGGGTCGCGAAACGTGCAGAGATACTACGCATGGCAGAGGAGTATGTAACCAAGGATCGAGCGGCCACGCATGGTAACATGGAGGATAACTTCTCTACGATTGCTGAGTACTGGTCCGCACATCTATCATTCGACATCACGGCACTGGACGTAGCGGTGATGATGACGTTAGTGAAGATAGCGCGGATCAAGAATAATCCTTCGCATATGGACAACTACGTTGATGCAGCGGGGTATATGGCTTGCGGAGGCGAGTTGGCTGATAAAAGTTTCTAACCCTCCTTCTTTCTCACTTTCTCTCAGTTCGGTGCGAAAGAGATAAAGCAGACCTGCCCTCAGTATATGGGGGTTAAGCGTAACTGGAGGGTTAGAACGATATAGTGGGTTTCGTAAGGCTGCAACCGAGCAAAGCGTAAGCGTAACCCCCCGGCTTTGCTGATTGAGCCGGGGGGACTTAAAACAAGGAGAATAAAATGGACTTAATAACAATCGACTACGAAACTTATTATGACAAAGAGTTTTCATTGTCGAAGATGACGACAGAAGAATACATACGCGACCCACGGTTCCAAGTAATCGGGGTAGGCGTGAAGGTAAACAACAAAGACACGGAGTGGGCTAGTGGAACGCACGAAGAAATCAAAAGTTATTTACAAACATTCGATTGGCATGAGGCTATGCTTCTTGCTCATAACACTATGTTTGATGGTGCCATTTCTAGCTGGTGTTTTGATATTCATCCTCGGGCTTATGCCGATACTCTTTGTATCTCCCGTGCTGTTAATGGGGTGGAAGATAGTTCAAGTCTCAAGGCGCTGGCTATTAAGTACGGTGTTGGTGTTAAGGGAACGGAAGTCATCAACGCCCTCGGAAAGCGCCGAGAAGATTTTACGGCGGAGGAGTTAGACCGCTACGGCGACTACTGCATAAACGACGTAGATATAACTTATGAATTATTCAAGCGTATGGGGTCTGGCTTTCCCCGCAAGGAACTCAAGCTGATAGACCTGACACTACGCATGTTCGTAGAGCCGACGCTGGACTTGGACCTTGGGCTACTCGAAGAACATTTGAGAAATACTAAAGACTCAAAGGATGACTTGTTAAGGAACGCGGGTATCGAACGCGAAGAACTTATGAGCAACCCCAAGTTCGCTGACGTACTACGGTCTTTCGGCGTCGAGCCGCCGATGAAGGTAAGCCCAACCACAGGCAAGGAAACCTATGCGTTCGCCAAGTCGGATGAAGCGTTCAAGGCATTGACTGAGCATGAGGACAGCCGTGTACAGACTGCGGTAGCGGCACGGTTAGGCGTCAAAAGTACTCTGGAAGAGACACGCACACAGAGGTTTATAGACATAGCCAAACGTGGGTTACTACCGGTTCCGGTTAGGTATTACGCCGCACACACTGGGCGTTGGGGTGGTGATGACAAGATCAACCTGCAAAACCTACCGTCACGTGGACCCAACGGTAAAGCCCTCAAGCGTAGTATCGTCGCCCCCGAAGGATACTCAATCATCGAAGCGGACTCCGCGCAGATTGAAGCACGGGTGCTGGCGTGGCTAGCAGAGCAGGACGATCTTGTTAGTGCGTTCACTAACAATGAAGATGTTTATGTAAAGATGGCGTCCCGCATCTACGGTGTCGATGAGGCTGACGTAGATAAGGATCAACGGTTCGTTGGTAAGACTACCATCCTTGGGGCTGGCTACGGTATGGGTGCAGTGCGCTTCCAAGAGCAGCTAAAGAACTTTGGGTTCGAGATGGGGTTGAGCGAAGCGCGTCGTGTCATTGAAATCTACAGAGACTCCAACTGGAAGATAAGTCAACTATGGCGTGACGCACAGAATACGATAGCCGCGCTGAACAACGGTGATGGGTCTTCCTTCGGTGTCGGGGGTCTTATTAAAGTGGAGTCAGGTGAGTCAGCACTTCGCCTACCTTCTGGTTTGTTGTTACGGTACGGCGATCTACAGGCCCACCAGACTGACAGAGGTTTTGAGTACGACTACAAGACGCGCCGTGGCCGGACGCGGATATACGGTGGCAAGGTTATTGAGAACGTATGCCAAGCATTAGCTAGGTGCATTATAGGGGAGCAGATGCTAGAAGTATCAAAACTCTATAAGGTTGTCCTTACCGTACATGATTCTATCGTATGCTGCGTCCCTGATGCCGAAGCCGAAACGGCTAAAGCATACGTTGAAAAGTGTATGCGTGAAGTACCTGAATGGGCAGACGGACTACCTATCGATTGCGAAGCTGGTATTGGTAAATCATACGGAGATTGTGAATGACGTATAGCGTGTCGCCTTGGTCTTTCAGCAAAATCAAAGCCTTTGAGCAGTGTCCGAAGCAATTCTACCATATGAAGATTGCCAAGGACTACACCGAGAAAGAGACCGAGGCAATGCTATACGGGACGCTGTTCCACGAAGCCGCCGAGAACTTCGTCAAGGACGATACCCCTATCCCCGAGAAGTTTAAGTACGCCGAGTCTGCGCTAACTAACCTGAAAAACAAACCCGGTAAGAAGCTGTGTGAATACAAGTTAGGACTCACCGAAGACCTAGAACCCTGCGGCTTCTTTGACGAAAACGTGTGGTTTCGTGGTATTGCGGACTTAATCATACTAGACGGTGATACTGCTTGGGTGGTAGACTACAAGACAGGTAAGTCAGCTAGGTATGCTGATAAGGGGCAGCTTGAGTTGATGGCACTCGCCACGTTCAAACACTTCCCCGAGATAAAGAAGGTCAAAGCAGGTCTATTATTTGTTATCGCCAAGGCTCTCATCAAGGACAGCTACGACAGTACGGCGGCTCCTATAATGTGGAAGAAGTGGTTAGCCGACTACGCTAGGATGGAGAAGGCTTTGGAGACGGATACTTGGAACGCTAGACCGAGCGGGTTGTGTCGTCAGCACTGCGCGGTTCTGGATTGCCCTCACAACGGGAGGAACTGATGCCCTACAAAAAGAAGCCACGCCCCTACGAAAAAGAATACAAGCAACAAAAGGACCGTGATGAGCACGGTGATCGCATGGAACGACAGCGGGCGCGTCGTAAGATGGACAAGACAGGTAAAGATGCCAACAAGAACGGCAAAGCCGATAAGCGTGAGGGTAAGGATATCGCGCATAAGAAGCCCCTATCACGCGGCGGCACCAACAAGGACGGAGTAACCGTCCAAAGCCGAAAACGTAACCGCGCTGCGGGAGGCGCACTGAGTAAAGGTAAACGGAAGAAATAATACCCTTAAGGAGAACTTACGTGCAAGTCGTCAACAACAAGGCGCTTCTTCTAAAACTACAAAACCCCGGAAAAGTAACCAACACAATCGCTAAGAGTAAGATCGTTGGCGATAACAAGGTACTGGTAAACTGGGGTGTAGAAGAAGCAATCACTCTAAAAAGTATGAACATAAACGCGCCATCCCCCATCGAAGGGAAGTACGGGTGGCCGGGGAAATACCCACCGTTTGAACACCAGAAAAGCACAGCGGCGTTTCTAACCAAACACCGTAAGGCGTTCTGCTTTAACGAGCAGGGGACGGGTAAGACTGCTAGCGCCATATGGGCGTCTGACTTCCTGCTTGAACAGGGGGCAATAAACCGTGTGCTAATCATCTGTCCGCTGTCGATCATGGATTCGGCGTGGAGGGCAGACCTGTTTTCGTTTGCTATGCACAGGACTGTTGACGTGGCTTACGGCTCCCCCGACAAACGCCGCAAGATCATAGCTAACGGTGCTGACTACGTTGTAATAAATTATGACGGGGTAGAGATCGTAGCCGACGACATTGCGGCGGGGGGTTTCGACCTCGTAATCATAGACGAAGCCACACACTATAAGAACGCGCAGACTAAACGATGGAAGGCGCTCAACAAGTTAGTGGGCGACAACACTTGGCTTTGGATGATGACCGGTACACCGGCAGCGCAAAGTCCCCTTGATGCGTACGGTCTAGCTAAACTCGTCAACCCACGCGGCGTTCCACGTTTCTTTGGTTCTTTCCGCGATCAAGTTATGTACAAGGTCACTCGGTTCAAATGGGCCGTCAAAGATAGTGCCACAGAGACGGTGTTCAATGCGTTACGGCCAGCTATTCGATTTACGAAGGACGAGTGCTTAGACCTGCCACCTATGGTGTACACCAAGAGAAAGGTCGAACTGACTCCGCAGCAACGCAAGTACTACAAACAACTCAAGGACCAGATGGTTATGCAAGCGGCTGGTGAGGAAGTTACCGCCGTCAATGCAGCCGTCAACATGAATAAACTGCTACAGATATCGGCTGGTGCGGTATACACCGATCACGGTGATGCTTTGGAGTTCGACATTAAGAACCGGTACAAAGTTCTTATGGAAGCCATACAAGAAGCCAGCAGCAAGGTGCTTGTGTTTGTCCCCTTCCGCCATGCCATAGGTATACTATCGGAGAAGTTGGCGTCAGATGGCATCACCAACGAGATAATCCAAGGCAGTGTAACTGCCACTAAACGCACTGACATTTTTAAGCGGTTTCAAGAACAGGATGACCCAAAGGTTCTGGTTATCCAACCCGCTGCCGCAGCGCATGGTGTTACGTTAACAGCGGCGGATACAGTTGTCTGGTGGGCACCGACGAGTTCCTTGGAAACCTACTCTCAAGCCAACGCCCGAGTACACCGCTCGGGGCAGAAGAACAAATGCACTGTGATCCAGCTTCATGGCTCCCCTGTAGAACAACACGTTTATAGGTTATTGGATGACAGAATAGACGTTCATTCAAAAGTTATAGATTTATACAACGAATTGCTTGACTAACCACCCATACTCAACTATCTTCCGTAATCCACAACAAAACGGAGAACTATGAGGTGGAAGAGAACACTCTAAACAAGCTAACTGAGACGTACATAAAGATACGTTCGAAACGTACCGACCTTTCCTCTGAGTTTAAGAAGAAGGATGATGGGCTTAAAGAGCAGCAGGATAAGATAAAAGCTGCACTCCTTGAGTACCTCAAAGATAACGATATAAACAGTGTCGGAACTGATGCCGGTATGTTTTACCGGAGTCAGAAGCGCCGCTACTGGACTAGCGATTGGGAGTCGATGCACAAGTTTATCCTTGAGCATGAAGCACCAGAGTTCCTTGAGAAACGTCTCAACCAGACTGCTGTTAAGGAGTTCTTAGAAGAGAACCCGGAACTACTCCCACCGGGTCTTAACGTGCAGTCTGAGTACACACTATCCATAAGGAAAAACAAATGAGTGATGAATACGTCCCCATTGACGACGTTGCAAAGTGTTTGCACGTGTCGCCAGCCACAGTACGTGGTTGGGTGCGGAAGGGGGAAATTCCGCCAAGTACCTACATCAAGGTGGGGACTACCTACCGCTTCAATGTAGATGCAGTAGTTAAGGCTCTACGTGGACCGGAAGAAGCCGAGGGAGAAGTTCCCTACGTGGAAGCCGACAACGTAGGGAGCGACACTACAAACGATAACAACTTAGACAAAGACATTTAGGAGAACAAAACATGTCTGAACTATCTATTTTTGAGGGTAACTCTCTCGTATCTAGCGACCTGTTCAAGTCATTGCAGAGTGCTGGCAACAACCTACTAGGAAGTTCTGGAGGGGGTGTCCGCCGTATAAGCG